TCAACAACGACCGTATGCCTTGCCGTATTGACGTTCTGTACGGCTTCAGCACCATCCGTCCACAAATGGCCTGCCGCATCTGGGGCTAAACCTAATGCCCCTTCGGGGGCGTTTTTTAAATCTTTTTTAAGGAAATTATCATGGCACTCCCTAATGGCGCTGGTGGCTACCAGCTTGGTGATGGCAATATCGGTGAAGCTGTTCTGTCGGTTCAGGGCGCCCCCACGGCCCTGACTGCTGACGTAACTTTGACCGCAGCCCAACTGTCAAACGGTTTGTTTACCAGCGACTCTGCTGCTGACATTACCGCCACACTGCCCACCGTGGCATTGGTGGAAGCTGACATCACGGCTGCATCAAAAGTAAACGCTGCTTTTGAGTTTGCTATTGTGGTGGTTGACCTTTCTTACCAAGTCACTTTGGCTGTTGGTACTGGTTGGACAATTGTGGGCAACGCTGTTGTGTTGGAAAACACTTCGGGCCGGTTCCTCGCTCGTAAAACCGGCGATGGTACTTGGACTGCGTACCGCATTGCCTAAATCTGATGGGGCTTCGGCCCCGTCTTTCTAAAGGAACACCATGCCAAATACTAAAGCTGTAGGCGTCGCGTATAGCGACCCTGAATTTGATAGCGTAACCGTCACCGGCGCGTCAGCGTTGCAAGCGGTAACCGCTACGACCATAACTGCTACGACCATAACTGCTACGACCATAGCTGGCACTTCAACCGGCGCCATTCGTCTTCCTGTTGCTGCTGTTGCGGCGGCTGGCAGTACTCAAGGCAATGCTGCTGCACTAGCTGAAGGTTTGAACGTCGTCTCTGCTGCTGACGGCACAAAAGGCGTTAGATTGCCTACGGCTGTTGCTGGTATGGTAGTTATTGTTAAAAACACCGCTGCCGGAGCGCTGAATATCTACCCCGCCACTGGCGGGGCAGTTAATGCAGTTGCGGCCAACGGTGCGTATAGCATCACAAACCTTACCAGTTCATTGTTGGTGGCATCTTCCACCACCCAGTGGTATTCTGTTCCATTGGTAGCATCCTAACCAAATGGGGGCTTCGGCCCCCGTTTTTTTTATGAACATTTATCTTCAGCATCCCGTCCACGGGCGTAAAGTCGCCACTATGGAACTTGAAGCCGTGTTTGATGAAACACACGGCTGGACACGCTACAATCCAGAAGCACCCGCATCAGAACCTGAAGTAGCGGTGAACGCGCTAGAAGTCAAGCGCAAATACACACGTAAGGCTGTAGCCGAAGGAGTCTGATCATGGCGATTTACACGGCGGGCGATCAGATAACCAGAGCGCTTCGGCTGCTTGGTGTGCTAGCTGAAGGCGAAACGTCATCGGCGTCTGTCATGCAAGACAGTCTGATGGCAATGAATCAGATGATTGACTCATGGAACACTGAGCGCCTGTCTGTATTCTGCACACAAGATCAAACCTTTACTTGGCCCGCGGGGCAAATTACTCGCACGCTTGGCCCTTCTGGTAACTTCATAGGGCTGCGCCCCGTGCTGTTAGACGAGTCAACTTATTTTCGTGACCCTGGCACAAACGTGTCGTTTGGCGTCAAGTTTATCAACCAGCAGCAGTACAACGGTATTGCGGTAAAAACCGTAACGTCAACGTATCCGCAAGTCATTTTTGTAAACATGACTTACCCTGACGTTACGATGACGATCTACCCGCAACCTACACGCGATCTGGAATGGCATTTTGTGTCAGTGCAAGAATTGAGCAACCCAGCCACGCTGGTGACTAACTTGCTATTCCCGCCAGGCTACTTGCGTGCGTTCACCTACAACTTGGCAATGGAAATCGCACCTGAGTTTGGTGTCGAGCCAAGCCCCCAAGTGCAGCGCATTGCCATGACCAGTAAGCGCAACTTAAAACGCATCAACAACCCTGACGATGTGATGTCAATGCCTTACGCCATTGTGGCGACTCGGCAGCGGTTCAACATCTATGCTGGCAATTACTGATGAAGACGCCGATCCTTGGGTCAAGCTACGTTGCCCGCAGCATCAACGCTGCGGACAACCGCATGGTCAACTTGTTCCCCGAAGTCGTTCCAGAGGGCGGCAAGGAACCGGCGTTTCTTAACCGCGCCCCCGGCCTTAAATTCCAGCAAACCATAGGCACTGGCCCAATTCGGGCGCTGTGGGCGCACCAGACCAACGGCAGCGACTTTTATGTTGTGTCCGGCACTCAGTTCTATAAAGTCACCGGATTGACCGCTACGCCCACTTTGCTGGGCACGGTGACCGGCACTGGCCCCGTATCGATTGCTGACAATGGCACACAAATCTTTCTGGCTTGCAATCCTGACGGGTTTATCTATAACGAAGTCACCAACGTATTTGCCAAGATCACCGACCCTGACTTTACGGGCGCCGTGACTGTGGGCTACTTGGACGGGTACTTTGTTTACAACGAACCCGACTCCCAAAAAGTGTGGGTGACTCAATTGCTTGACGGCACTTCAGTTGACCCCCTTGATTTTGCATCTGCCGAAGGCTCACCTGATGGGCTAGTTGCCGTCAATGTAGACCACCGCGAGGCATGGCTGTTTGGCACTGACTCAATTGAGGTCTGGTATGACGCTGGGCAAACTGACTTCCCTTTAACGCGCATCCAAGGCGCTTTTAACGAAATTGGATGCGTAGCCGCGTTCTCTATCGCAAAACTTGACAACGGCCTGTTCTGGCTTGGCACGGACGCCCGTGGGCAGGGCATTGTCTACCGCGCCAATGGCTACACTGGCGTCCGCGTTTCTACGCACGCCATTGAGTACGCCATTGCTCAGTACGGCAACATCTCGGACGCCATTGCCTACACCTACCAGCAAGAAGGCCACGCCTTCTATGTGCTGACATTCCCCTCGGCCAACGCCACTTGGGTCTACGATGTGGCTACGCAAGCGTGGCACGAACGCGCTGGCTGGAATACCGCAATCGGCGAATTTACGCGCCACCGCAGCAACTGCCAATGTAATTTTGGCGGCAACACGGTAGTTGGCGACTTTGAAAACGGCAACATCTATACCCTTGACCTTGATGTATACGCTGACAATGGCGGCATCCAAAAGTGGTTGCGGTCATGGAGAGCATTGCCAACGGGTCAAAACAACCTCAAGCGCACGGCGCAACACAGCCTACAACTGGACTGTGAGTCAGGCACTGGGCTGGTCACCGGCCAAGGCAGCGACCCTGAGATCATGCTGCGCTTTTCGGATGACGGCGGCCACACATGGTCAAATGAGCACTTGAGCAAAATGGGCAAGATTGGCGAGTACTACCGCCGTGTCTTTTGGCGCAGGCTCGGCATGACGCTTAAGCTGCGGGATCGGGTCTACGAAGTGTCAATGACTGACCCAGTTAAAACGGCCATCATGGGCGCTGAATTATTGATTAGCCCCACCAACGCATAATGGCTACAACGCCTAATATCACGCAAATCACGGCCCCCCGTGTTGCGTTGATTGACCCAAAAACAGGGCTGATGTCTAGGGAGTGGTACAGGTTTTTCTATAACCAGTATGTGCTCACTGGTGATGGCACAGGAATTACGGCCGTCATCAACGGCGGCACAGGGCTAAGTTCTACCCCCACCAACGGCCAGTTGTTGATCGGCAATGGAACGGGGTACACGCTAAGAACTTTGACTGCTGGCACGGGCATTGCCGTCACCAATGGGTCAGGAACGATCTCTGTCGCCAACTCAGGCGTTTTAAGCTGGTCGGGCGGCACCAGTGGCCTAACCCCCGCAACGGCCACCACGGGCGCTGTAACGCTTGCTGGCACGCTGGTTGCCGTCAATGGCGGCACGGGGCTTGCCTCATACGCTGTTGGCGACCTACTGTATGCGAACACCACGACCACGCTGACAAGACTGCCGGTAGGGACAACGGGGCAAGTGTTAACCGTCACCGCTGGCGTGCCAGCTTGGGCAACGGGCACCGCTTCCGCGCCGGTCACCAAGACTGCAAATTTTACTTTAGCGGATGGCGAGTCTTGGGTCATCAACAACAAGTCAGGCTCGACTTGTACTGTCACCCTGCCAACGCCATCGTCCTACACTGGACGCCAGGTCACCTTCAAAAATATGCAGCCGCAGTTTCTGGTGTCAGCGTCAAGCAATGTCGTGCCGCTGGACAGCACTTCGGCTGGAACGGCAATTCTCTTGGATGTTGTGGGAAATTGGGCGACAATGGTGTCAGACGGCACAAATTGGGTCATCATGCAAGCTGCGTCCAACAACAACCTGCTTTTGGAATAATCTGATGCCAACGCAATTATTAGATGATCGAGATGCAGCGCTTCGGGTAGGCTACGAGGCAACGGATTGGAGCACCCCCATGTCGTTTGAGAACTATTGCGCTGCGGTAAAAGATTGGACAATAAGCGCAATTAAACGCGATGGGGACATCATTGGTGCGGTGTACAAAAAAGATGATGAGTTACACATTTCAGTGTTGCCAGAGTGGCGCAAAAAGTGGTTAACAAAAAGTCTGTGGAAAAACTTTTTTCAGTCTGGTAGAGTGACTACAAAAGTTACCCCCGGACATGACTACATGTACGATGTTTTAAAACGGCTTGGGTTTAAAGAGTCTGTTAGCGGTATGTTGGTTAAGGAGAATTAAAAATGGGCATTGAAACAGCAATCATAGGCAGCGCGATACTTGGCGCTGGCGCCGCTAGCAGCGCCGCACGCAAGCAAGCCAGTGCGGCTGACCGTGCGGCTGAACTTCAACGGCAACAGTTTGAGCGTCAAGTTGAACTGCAAGCCCCGTTCCGTGAGGCCGGTGTTCGTGCGTTGCCAGAACTGGAAGCAGCGTCTAGGTACACGCCGTTTGGCATGAGCGAGTTTCAAGCAGACCCAGGCTACGGTTTCCGTTTGTCCGAAGGCCAAAAGGCGCTTGATCGTCAAGCTGCTGCACGCGGTGGCCTAATCTCTGGCGGCGCTCTCAAGGCCGCGCAACGCTACGGCCAGGAGATGGGTAGCCAAGAGTACACCAACGCTTTCAATCGCTACCAGACCGAGCGTCAGGCGCGCCTTAACCCGCTGCAATCTTTAGCCGGTATGGGTCAAACTTCCGTAGGTCAGTTAGGCCAAGCTGGGCAAACAATGGCAACTAACGTAGGCGAAGCCGGCGCTCAAGCCGCCCAGGCCCGTGCCTCTGGCTACATGGGCGGCGTTAACGCGCTGACTCAGGGCTTGGGCCAGTACATAAACTACGGCCAAGGTCAAGACCGCAATGCGCTATTTCGACAAATGCTTAATAGGCCAGCCGGCGTTAGCGATGGCGGCGCTGCTGCGATTGGTTACCAAGACCCATACGCAAGATTTTCATACGGATCAAACGCATAAGGATTGATCATGGCACTTGTAAACCCCAACATTGCGATGAGCTATCGCGCCCCTGAAATTCAGCAGCCAAACATGCTGGCTGACTATGCTGCCATACAGCAAATTCAAGGTGGGCGGCAAGCGCAAGAAATGAACGCAATGAAGATGCAAGAAGCGCAAGCGGCTATGCAAGAGCGCAACGCGCTTCGTGGCTTAGACCCAACCGCTGCCGACTATGAAGCGCAGTTGTTTCGCGTAAACCCAACTTTAGGAATTGCGTACCGCAAAGAGCGCAGCGCAG